CTAAGTTTGCTATGGCAGGTATAGGACCTGCTACAACATACGTGATACCTGTAGTAATACCAGTCTTACCTAAGTTCCTAATCTCTAGTGAACTACACCCTACTAAACTTAAAACCAATAATAGTGATACTACTTTAACCATAACATCTCAAGCACATTGTAAATAAGGAAATATAATCCAGCAATCGCCTATACATAATGGTAATGTCACTTATCTTTATCCCTTAATATCGAATATATCTGGTCTAACATCTTATCTATCTTATCTATCTGGTGTGAATATTCCTCTCTATGGACAAACTCTTTATGTAAATTAATCTGACAAGTTGTTATTCTGGATTCCATATCTTTAATAGTCTTGTTAGTTGCTTTCATTACTGCCATTAATCCAGTCGAAATAATACTGACTAGAGCTAGTACAACATCTGACAATTCCATTCATAATCCTTATTGATACTTATATCTTATTATAACTATACCTGAGCCACCTGACTTACCTGTAGTAGCAAGACTACCGCCTGAAATAACACCATGATATGAAGAGCCTGAACCACCGCCACCTGTATTAGTTGAGCCTGATAAACCTGCACCGCCTCCGCCACCGTAGTTAGCGTATTGCGGGTTGGAATCAGCTCCTCCACAACCACCACCTGCTCTTATTATAGAAACACCTGTAATTGAAGAAGCTAGTCCTATTGCTCCTGGCTTTGGACTTGAGCCTGTGGATGTTTGTCCTGCTGCACCTGCACCGCCACCAGGTCCTGCTGAATAGTTTGGACCACCATATACAGTACCGCCACCTGCGTGCCCCTGACCTGATATGCCTGTGCCTGGTGATAAACCTGGGTCGTAACCTGAGCCACCACCTGAGCCACCGTTATTACCATTGCCATTGTTCTTTCCACCACCGCCCCCGCCAGTAGAGGTTATCCCGTTAAAGACAGAGTTACTTCCGTTGTTACCGTTAGTTGAGCTAACTTGAGCGCCACCACCACCAATAGTTACTGAGTAACTTGTAGCAGACACAGATACCCTTGTAGCGGTTCTGTAGCCTCCTGCTCCACCTCCACCTGCTCGATTTAATGCACCACCCGCGCCACCGCCTGCAATAATTAAATATTCTATATCACCTGCAGTAGAAACTGTAAACGTACCTGAACCTGTAAATGTATGTACTTTGTAATCACCATCAGTAGTTATCGTGCCACCTGATGCTGCTGCGATAGACTCACTAGGAGCGCCCGAAGAGCCGTGGAAATTATCTAAACTAATCTGACCTGACGAGGGTATAGCTCCGCCTGTGCCTGTAGTACCTGACGACACTTTACTACCACCTGCGTAGAAATCACTTATTTGAATAGCCATTATCTACTCCCCCATAACTGTAACAATCCAAGATAAAGTATCTTCATCCCAATTTGCCTCTTCACCTTCTACTAAATCTGTAGGGTAAGGGATAGGAGCTTCCCACCAACACGTATTCTCATCTAATACCCAACTAGCGTAAGGTTGAGGCGCAATAAAAGCATCCCTTGTTTCGTCATACGAATAACCAATACCTGCGTAGTTCTTCCTAATATTACTATTATAAGATGTCTGCTTCCAAACACCTCCAAGAAGGTCGGTACAAAACTGTATGCCTACATCTTCGGATTCATTACCTTGACTATCCAGAGTGTCTTCGTTACTTACAACAATTACTTGTTGCACTATATTGTTGTCTAATTCTGCAAAATGTGCCATATTAATTCCTTATTGATATTTATATCTGATAATTACTACACCCGAACCACCTGAACCTGCGGAAGAAGAACCTTCTCCGTTAGCACCACCTGAACCTGAGCCTGTGTTTACTGTAGCATTAGATACCTGACTAGCGCCATCTGTAGCACCACCACCACCACCTGTACCTTCACGATATTGGTCACGATAACAACCCGCGCCACCACCACCTGCTCTTGATACTAAAGAGCCTGTTATAAAAGATGCTTTAGATTCTCCACCTTTACCACCGTGATAACCGTTATCGGAAAATGAGTTATCTGCTAGTCCACCAGCACCACCTCCGCCACCTGCTGCTCCACCTGAGTTATCGGCATTACCCGTACCACCATTGTAGCCTTGTCCTGAAGTTCCCGAACCTGCTGTGGAAGTTCCATTACCGTTATTACCTTGACCTGCGCCACCACCGCCTGAGCCTCCATTACCGCCATTACGGTAAGAGTTGTTATTATCACCACCACCGTAGCCACCACCTGTAGAGGTGATACTACTAAAGACAGAGTTACTTCCTGCGTTTCCACGCCCTTTAGAACTTGACCTAGCAGCACCACCGCCACCGATAGTAACTGAATAGCTTGTTTGTGATAGGGTTAATTCAGATTCTTTATATCCACCTGCTCCACCTGCTCCACCATAGTTCCAACCACCTGAGCCACCACCCGCAATAACTAAATAATCAATAGCACCGCCTCCTCCTGTCGTATTACTAACAGTGTTTACCGTGAATGTACCTGAGCTGTTGAAGGTGTGAACTTTATAGTTTCCATCAGTAGTTATAGTACCGCCTGATGATGACATATATACAGGTGTTATAAACTCACCATCTATATCATTTAAACTAATAGAACCTGAACTTGGTAGTGCCATTATTTATTCTCCAGTAATTCAACTTTCGCTGATAGTTCTTTAATTGCCTCAACTAATAGACCGATAGTTTGGTCATACTGTAAGACCTTGTATTTCTCACCATCGTCTATTTTTAATGGTAATGCTTTCTCGATTACTGCTGAAGGTAAGACTTTTTCAACATCTTGAGCAATCAGTCCTGCTGACTCTTTACCATCATTAATATAAGTAAATGGTTCTCAATAGGTTTAATATCTTCTTTTAATCTCTTGTCTGAGACTGTAGTCGAGTAAGCAACTACGTTACCGTCAACGTGTAAATCTCCGTCATCCTCAAGGCGCATCTCTTCAGCACCTGTAGTATAAAACCTCAAACCGTGAGAAGCATCCGCAAATACATAGTCATGGGTGTTTCCCCAATATCTATCAGTACCTGTACCACCTGCTCGTAAATCGTTTCCATTTGGACCTTCAGGACCTGTTGCTCCCGTGGCTCCCGTGGCTCCCGTGGCTCCCTGAGAACCCGTAGCTCCTTGACTACCTGTAGCTCCATTAGAGCCAGCTGCTCCAGTAGCACCCTGAGAACCCGTAGCTCCCTGAGAACCTGTTGCTCCCTGAGAACCCGTTGCTCCAGTAGCACCGTCATCACCATCACTACCATTACTACCATTACTACCATTACTACCTGCTGCGCCAGTAGCTCCTTGAGAGCCCGTAGCACCCGTTGCTCCCTGACTACCAGTAGAACCTGTTGGACCTTGCAAAGCAGCGTTAGTTATTGTTTGTTTTTCCCATCGACTTGCACTCGCATCATATACAGGTATGTAATCACTACCTGTAGCATCTGTACCTGTAGGGAAAGCTGTTAATGCAGAACTTGATACATCAGCAGTAGCAGCACCTGTGTAACCTAAGTTAGCAAGTGTTAATGTCCTAGTAGAGACTGTACCGTTAGCATCAGTAACGTGTCCACTAGAGTCGGTAGTAGCCTGTGTCCACACTAAAATCATCACCGTTATATGACGGATGAGAATAGTTGTTCGCTGAAGTGGCAATACCGTCTAATTTAGTATTATCTGAACTCGTAAAGTTAATCTGCGTTAAACCACCGTCACCAACTGCGTAAGTTGTATTGTTATCTGATGCCCATACAGCAGTACCTGAAGCACTGTACTTCAAGAATTGACCTGAAGCACCTGCTGTTGGGATATGTTTATTACCTGCCGAAGTAGGATGCGAGTAGTTCACAGTACCAGCAGCATCCACACCTAGGTTAGTTCTAGCTGTACCTGCGCTGTTTAAATCTGATAAGTTATTAGTTTGTAGTAAAGCGCCTGATAAAGAAGCATAAGCAGCAACCCAAGCAGAACCTTCATATACATACATAGCATCACTGGTAGTATTGAAGTACAAAGTACCTGCAACCAAGGCATTACCATCATTATCTAATGTAGGAGCCGAAGACTTCTGTCCTAAGTATCTGTCATCAAATGAATCAAAAGCCGCTAAAGCAGAATCTCTTGCTGCCTCTGCTGCCGATTGAGCAGTTGTAGCACTAGAAGCTGAACTACTAGCACTCGAGGCTGAACCAGAAGCCGCTGTTGCCTGAGTTGTAGCTGTACCTGCTGATGATGTTGCCGATGTAGCTGAACCAGAAGCACTTGTAGCTGAATTTCCAGCATTAGTTTCCGATGTAGCTGCGTTAGTAGCGGATGTACTAGCTTCACTAGCTTTAGTAGTTGCTATTCCAGCCTGAGTAGTGGCGGTAGAAGCAGAACCTGTAGCACTTGTAGCTGAACTTGTAGCTGAAGTTGCCTGTGTAGTAGCGGTAGATGCGCTTCCCGAAGCACTTGTAGCACTTGTAGCTGCTTCACCTGCTTTAGTAGTTGCAATTACTGCTTGAGCTGTAGCGGTTGTAGCACTACCTGAAGCTGATGTAGCACTGCCACTGGCGTTTGTTTCTGCTGTTTCTGCATTCGTCTCTGCTGTTTCAGCTGCTGTTTTAGCTGTCTCAGAGGCTGTCTTAATATCTAGGAATCTTTGTGTGGAGAACTTCTTAGAAGTACCACTGTCATTAATCAGGACTTCCTCAGTACCTGCCATTGTTGCTTTTTCGGTTAATGCTGAAATCTTAATTGAAGGCATTTATTACTCCTATTCTATTACTATGTATGTTGGTGAGCTTTGACTAGATGTTTCAATCATAATACCAAAACCTTCACCAGTAGCTATCTCTGTATCTGTGGTATATTGAATATCATACTCACCTACCCACTGTTTCCTATTTGCAAGCATTGCAAGAGCTTTAGCTTTACGCCAATAATGCCTAACTATAGGATTAGGCTTACGAGTCAAACTACGTATCTTACCTCGTCTATCTATTCTAGTCTTTGCCATTACAGTCTAAATAATTCTCTTCTTCTACCAATATTCTGTCTAGCTTTAAGTGCTACAAGCTCATCTCTCATCATCTCTGCCATAGGAGAGAAGCTTCTAATTACTCTTGAGTCTTTTCTTGAGGCTATCTTACCACCAGTAGGTGTATCGTAAGTGCTTGATTTAACTGTACTTTTAGAGTCACCAGGGGTTTTAGTTGAAATATGTTTTACCTCATAAGAAGTAGATTCAACCTTACCTTTTTCATTATTAGCTTTAAGCTGAGAACCTGAATATGAAGGAGCTTTACCGCCTGAAGTAACATCTTCATGCTCTTCGCCAGTCTCCATCATCTCTTCTAACATCGCCATTAAGTTATCAATCTCAGTTTCTTCCTCAGGTTCATCTGCAAAAGAAAGAGAATTAGCTTTCATATACTCTTCTTTAGACATCTCTTCATCGTACTTAGAGTAAGTCTCATCAAGCATACGACCCCAGATTTCTCTAAGTTTAGACTTGAATCTATCTAACTCTAGACTACCGTTGATAGCGGTGTCTTCGAGTATATCCATATTACAAGGATGGGGCATACCACAACTCATTTAATTCTCCTAATCATAACTTTTACCTACCGTTTTATGTCTATGGTTTTCTCTAAGATTCCACTTGTGGGAATCAGCTGCCATTGAGCTATAGTCTTTACCGTATTGAAAATTAGTACAGAATGTCTGTTTAAAGTAAGAAGGTTCTCCACAACTTGAACAAGTCTGCGGTTCTTCACGTTTGTCGTAAGATATTATATTATCTGTGACGTGTTCATTGTTACATTCATAACTAAATATTGGCATAACTAACCTGTAATTAATTCAAGATAACCCTCTCATACCGACAAGGGTTACATTTAACTAACTACTATTAAGTACCTGGAACTACAAATGCTACACCAGCATCATTTCGTAATTCACCAGTACCGTAAATAGTATCAGCAGTAAACAAATCACCTAAGTATTCTTGTTTGTACTGAGTCTGTGTACGCACACCAACTTGCTCTGCAAACACTAGAGCATCTCTATGGAGTAAAGCACCTACACGGTCTGAACCAACTGTAGGACAGTTAGAAGATACATAGATATCTACACCGTAGATTTGACCAATCTTACCAGTCTTAATTGCATCACCATTACCAATGAACTGTTGCTCAGTGAAACGATTTAGACCTAACAAGTCATTAGCGGCAATCGGAGGTAGCACTAAAGCACGATTATCCATAGGAACATCAGCGTTATCTAAAGTAAGAATCATCTTACGGATACCTACATCGCCAATATCAGAAGCATTTGATGAAGCACCAGTGTACAGAGTTGTACCTGAACCACCAATTACTGCTTTCTCCCATGCTGCTGCACCTGAACCACCTACTGTACCACCTTGAAGACCTTCAAGTAATGCAAATAAGTCATCATCTACTTGAGTAGCTAGTGCATAACCAGCATCATCAGTGTAGAACTTACGCATTGAAGCGAGTGATTGAACCTCTGCGATGTCCTCGATTAACTTCGAGTATTCGTAGTGTTTGTTAATTGAAATATCAACTACTGAGTTAGTAGCAGCTGAAAGTGTTACTTGAGTATTTGCTGCTTTAGCTGAAGCTGTGCCACGAGTAGGAACAGGAATGTGAATAGTATCACCCTTCTTTCCTTTGTGAGACATCTTTGTAACTAAGTTTGCAAAAACTAAGTTTGATTTATAAGCACCAATAACTTCATCTGACCATAGTTCAGGAATGAAATTATTAGCAACTGCGGTTGTTACCATATTAGCAGTATATGAAGCCATTTTTATTTCTCCTTATTGAGTTTTATATTATTTAACTCTACCTTCTGCGTAAGCCGACTGAATCTCATCAGCCAGACTTGCGTATCTAGTAGGGTCGCTTACCTGAAGCTGAATTAAATCAGCTCTTCGGTACATCTTTTTACCACCAACAGAGTCACCTGAGGAACGAGTCTCTGAACTGGTTTGTCGCATTGCCTTCTGACGTTTGACTTTCTCTGCTTTGTTGACCTGTTTGGTCTTACCAATCATTGATATTTGTTTCCAAGTACCTAATAATTCGTTTGCAGCGTTAAGGTCATAGTTAGCATCAGCTCTGCGGAACAGTTCGGTACGAATACCACTCTTCCCTATCCACTCTTGAAAGTTACTATTACCGACAACATCCATAAAATCAGGGTGCATCGCTTCTAGCTGAGTTAAATTAGCACTTTGTACTGACTTAACATTACCTTCTCTAGCTTTTACAATTTCTGGATGGTTTTCTATCGCTGAATTAACTGCCTTAGCAGGGTCATCGTAAAAACTATCCTCGAAACTGACAGCATCTTCTGTCGTTTCAGTAGCTTGATTAGCTTGTGATTGTTCAAGTAATTGGTTAATCAACTGACGTTGGTCTCCAACCTCTTGCCCTTGTTTACCAAATGCCTTTTCGACATTCTGGTGCATATTTATCACATCTTCTAGTGTCTTCCCAGCATACTTCTCAGGTGGAGAATATTCTGGTTCGGCTTGTATTTCTTGCTGAACCTCTTGTTCTACCACAGGAGTTTCTGTTACCTGTTCCGCTACACCTTCAGGTGCTGTATCTACTACTATACTCATTTTCTTGGTCTCCGCCCACATGGGGTTATGAAGTTATTTTATGATGGGTTTGTTTCCAAGTTATCCATCGCTAGTTTAGTTGCAGCTTCTAAGCTTAATAATAAACCTAACTGTTGCAACTGACCCTTAGCGTGCCAAAGGTCTTGTTCATTTTTCATAGTGTCAACGTCTCGTACACTATTTTCAATGTTCTTTAATTCTTCCATCAGGTCTAACCAACCTTCAGTTTCAAATAATTCTAACCTATCTTTAAGGAAGTGGTCATCAGTCTTCACTGATAAGTTCCAGTAATAGGTGTCTTAGCTGCAGCTTCTCTAGCTTTAGCCATGTTTAATATAGTCTCTGACTTCAAATGCTCTACTTCTGGAATGTTCCTAGCAGTCTCAGAGTTCTTATTCTGAATATCAGCTTTAGTTTTCTCTAATGCAATAGAATCTTTCTGTAATTTAAGTATCTTTTCTTGAATCTTAATCTCAGTAGGTGCAAGTTCTTGAGCTTCCGCATACCATTTAGCAGCTTTAGCTTTCTCTTCTTCAGCTTCAGCATTTGTTTTAGCAATATCTGCCTGTGCTTGAGCAATCTGTAACTCAATAGCCATTTGTTGCTGTTGCTGTTGCTCAGGGTTAGGTTGATTACCTTGCATAAGAGCATTAACAATCTGGTCTC